TTGATGTCATGAATCATCTCGCAGTTGGAAATAAGTTAAAACAGAGGGACGTAACAAGAGTAAAGAAAGCATTAAAAAATGCCATCGCAGAAAGAAGTCGAGAAAATCTTTGAAAATATTTTGGGTGGAGCTTTGGAAAATAAAGGTCCAAAGGTTCTCGGCGAAGAAGAAGAACCTGAGGTTACCAAGACTATCGGGAACGAAATCCACTTCTATGGTGAGATTACCCCAGAAAACACCCTTGAGTTTGTTGAGAGCTTCCGAAAGTTGGAAATCCACCTTCTCAAGCAAAAGGCAGATCTCATTGGCTACGAACCAGAGATTCGTATTCACATTATGAGTGAGGGTGGTGACATGTTTTCAGGATTCACTCTAAAGAATGTTCTTGAAAAGTCTCGCGTTAAGGTTGTGACGATTGCCCAAGGTGCCTGTTGCTCTGCGGCTACTTTCATGTTTTTGGGTGGATCAGAACGACGCATGGGTGAAAATGCGTACCTTTTGATTCACCAATTGAGTACAGACTTTTGGGGCAAGTATCAAGATCTCAAAAATGAGATGAAGAGCTGTGACAAGTTTATGGCATCCCTCAAGAACATGTATATGACTAAGACTGAGATCCCCGAGAAGAAGTTTAAGAAACTGATGAAGAAAGACCTCTTTTTGTCGGCATCAAAGTGTCTAAAGTATAAGATTGCTCACGCGATTGACTAACAGTAATGTAGCGTTTGTAAAGACCAAGTATACACAATATTATAAACCCAATAGCAAACGTATTCGCGTTCATAGGTACACTTGTGCGCTCTGGAGTCCTAAGTCGTTCCATTCTACCATAATTTACAACTGGCAGTGAAGACATCTATTTAAAGTTGAGAAATTAATTAAAAGTATAATGGAACGCCTTATCCGAGAAGACAAAAATGGTCGCAAACGATTCACTGATATTAGAGTGGAAGACCTTGGGGGTGGAACTGCTGATATTGTGAAGACCACTGGTATGGTTGGAAGTGAAAAGGTAATTGAGTCCAGAACTCATGTGAAGACTGGTTACGAGAAAGCTTTAGCTCGCGCCAAAACTATGTGGAACAATGAAAACACAAAAGTGACCCAAATCCTTCCAATGTTGGCCAATAAGTGGGAAGACCGAGAAAAGTACATCTCCGAACCTTTTTATGTTCAACCAAAGCTGGATGGTGTGCGTCTCCTTGTATCAAAGAGTGGGTGCTTTTCAAGGACTGGTAAAATTGTGAAAGGTGTTGAGCACCTCACAGAGAAGTTGGGGGACACGGAGTGGTTAGATGGTGAATGTTACGCACCTGGTATGAATTTTGAGGATCTCACGAGTGCCTTCAAGATGGATCCCAAGAGTTTAGAGTTCCATGGATTTGACTACTTTGATACAAAGCGACCTGACCTCCCCTTTGCGGAGAGGCAACGGATACTCAAGGATAAAACCCCAACCGTTGTGGATACTATCCTTGTCCCTAAAAAGAGTGAGATGTTCAAATATCACAAACAATTTGTTGAAGAGGGACACGAAGGAATTATGATTCGTGAATCCACGAGCATCTATGAGATCGGAAAGAGAAGTAATTACCTACTCAAGTTTAAGGAGTTTCAAACCGAAGAATATGAAATCGTGGGAGCGAAAACTGGACACGGTAGAGATGCAAACGCGGTAGTATGGGTCTGTAAAACAGGGGATGGGCGTGAGTTTACCGTGAAACCAGAGGGTACTATCAAGGAGCGTGAACGATACTATCGCGAGAGAGAGGGGTACATGGGCAAGCACCTCACTGTTCGTTTTCAAAATTTGACAGCTCTCGGTGTACCAAGATTTCCAGTGGGTGTGACGATTCGGGATTATGAATAATGTCAGTAGAAATAAATGAACACTAAACTCGCAGTGGATATAGATGAAGTCCTTGTAAACCTACTTGAACCTATGGCAAAGTGGAGAGGTATCGCGTTGCCCAGCAAACCCAAGTACAAATACCTTTATAGGGAAGTTTTTAATTGTACAGAAGAACAATCCCAAGAAATCCTCCACAAGTTTTATCGTTCTCGGGACTTTCTTTACCTGAAACCAATCCTTGGTGCACAACCAGCCATGCAAAACTATCGTAGAGTCTATGACAAGATGTATATTGTCACAGGTCGTCAGGATGTGGTGCGTGAAACTACCGAACTCTGGATTGATCGTTTCTTTCCCGGTATCTTTGATGATGTAATCCTCACCAACAGTTTTACTGAGAATGAAGTTAAGAAGGTTGATATCTGTCGCGCCCTTGGTATTGGGTGTATCATTGATGACAGTATTGAAACTTGTGATCAATGTATTGAATCTGGTATGGAAGCCATAAACTTTATTGGTAATGATATTTATCCATGGTGTGAACCAAGCGAAATTAGTATACGCGGGTGGCGCAAGAATCAACATAAAGTTATAGAGATATAAAATCGTAGATGTCTTCGTACGGACTTGTTGGTCTTGGTGCCATTGGGCAAAACCTCACCCTCAACATTCAAAAAAAGACTGATGTTCATGTGTATAACCGAACACCCCAAAAAGTCAATGAACTTATGAAAAGGGGTCTCGGTATTCACGGGCACGAAAGTCTTTGTGAAATGATTTCTTCCATGGAATTGCCCCGAACAATCATCACAACCCTCCCATCGGGTGAAACAACCGACAGTGTCATTAGGTATATGTTGAAGTCATTAGATCCACTTGATACAGTGATTGACTGCTCAAATGAACACTATAGGGTGTCAAGACACCGGGGCGCATACCTTGCCACACACGGCATTCGTTACATTGGTGCGGGACTCTCCGGTGGTGCTAAAGGTGCTCTCAATGGACCAGCCCTCATGCTCGGTTGTAATAAACTTACCTACGACAATAATAGAGAATTTCTTGAGACTTTCTGTAAAAATGTTACATACATGGGTAATGATTTTGGGGTTGGTCATTACACAAAGATGGTTCATAATGGGGTAGAATATGGTATGCTTCAAGGCATGGCTGATGTTTATTCGTATTGTAACCAGGATCAGATCTGTATGTCACAACTTATGAATGATACCCACGGCACAGATATTGATGGTTTTCTCATGAATGCAGCAGTTGATGTGTTGAAAAAGTTTGAGATTCACAAGATTTCGGATATTGCCGAGATGAATCATACAGGACTTTGGTGTTCCAAGGTTGGAATGGAATATGAGATTCCAACTCCAATTATAAACGCAGCCCTCAACGCGAGAATCACGAGTTCGTATGAAAAGTATTTGGATACTTGTCAAAAAACTTGTATTTTCTATGACAGGGTTGTAGCCTTGAATACACTCCGCTTTGTATTTGCGAGCTCCCTTTCGGAGGGGTATGATCTCATGCGCACAAGAAGCATTGACAAGGACCAAGTCGCAAAGGCGTGGGGTTTGGGAACTATCATTGAATGTCCAATGGTATCAAAGGATCTTTACGAAGTCATAAACGAAACAGTGAATGATGCGCGACTATTTGTTATGCATTGTGCTAAGTCTGGTATTCCTTGTCCATCCGTCTGTGCGGCTCTCACTCAATACGATTTCAAACACCAAACGAGAACTTCTATGAACTTCCTCATGGCTCAAAGAAACTACTTTGGAGATCATAAAGTTTATGAAGTGTAATACTCAATGTATAAAATTACACGATCTTCTTCTGATTTGTTTTCGGCCCAGTGAGGAAATCTTGCATTCATTATGACGTGTTTTCCATCTTCCTCTTTGAGATCTCCCAATGTGTAGTGATGTAAATAACATTCTTCTGGACACTTTAGTCCCAAGTGATAAGTAAACTTATATTTAGATCCAACTGAATCTGTGTGTTGTTTTAACTTTACACCACCTTTCATGAGAGCAAATCCACCTATATGAATACCTTTTATTTGAGAAAGTAACTCATATGTTTTAGGGCATTTTAAACAGTTTCCTAAAACGGGCTTACCTTCCCAAAATAGAGGCCAGCTAATCCATTCATCCTGAACATGACTTTGACCACCTTTGAGCCACCCACACTTTCCAGATGTATATTCTGATACAATTTCTTTTAAGATTTCAGAACCTTCCCATTCGCCAGTTGGCCGTGGTTTTTCAGAAATGAATGTATTTGGGAGAGTATCCAGTTCAGCTCTGAGGGTTTTCCAATGGTGTTTGAGTTCTTTGAGCTCCATTAAAATTGGGAAATATATTAATATCCCAGATAAAGTATATGCAGAAGCACGTGTATGCGATCCTTCTCTCGGTGCTTCTGGGACATGCATATTATCAGATGATGGAAGCGTCCATACCAACTGAATCAAATTGTAGCTACATGGCAGCACCAATGACAGACTACCCCGCTTTCCTGTGGGGTTTCATTCTCGTAGGTTATGGATTTAAATACGACAATGCAGTTCTCACAGTCTTGGGAGCATCAATTGTTGTTGAACATATATTTCAGTACATGAGGAAAGTTTAAAGGTATCGGGGTGTGTTAAAAACACACACACAAATTATCAGTTAAGTAATAATGTCTGAAAGAGATAGTATCTATAAAATTGACGGTAATTTTGAACTCAATAAATGTGATAATTATGTTAAATTTATCGAGGAATACAATGAAACAGGTGAAATTTTATTGTATAAAATCCCCAAAATATCGGATGATGTGAGAGATGACTGGCAAAAAAGAATAAACTGTGAAATCCACGATAATTTTAAACATCTGGCCAACCTAGTCAGATCAAACTTAAAATTAACTATATACGGTGACCCCGGATATATATTTCAAAAATTTGAAGGTGATAGTAACATTACCATTGATTGTATAAGAGATTCTAACACGGACGTGGTACCTAAAGATAAAGTTAAATGTTTGACAATTATTTTAGCTCTAAATGACACCGATTTATATTTTCCAAGACAGGATGTATCCATAAAATTAAAAAAGGGTGAGATTGTTATATTCCCTCCATATTGGACACACCCATATAAGATAAGGGCTACAGATTCTAATTCGGTGACATATATATTAAAAACATGGATGTTTGGTGAATGGTAAATATTTAAAGACAAATAAACATAATTGCACATGGACGAGAGTGAACCAAATAATCACATTTGTTTACTTGACAATGTTATATCAAATACTTTATGTCACGAAATAATCACTTTTATAAATACATCAGCAAATATTAAAGAAACTGGAGATAATGGGTCAAATGTCCGGGGTAAATGTTGTTTTCCACTGCAGATGGGATCTGAAAACGGAGCCGATATAATTAATGAAAAGATATATGAAGTGGTTGCTAAAATAACACATAAATTAACGGATACCTTTCCAATTAGTGTATCCGCGTTCAGTTCATTCCAACTTAGAAAAATATATGGTGCAACAAAAATACACATAGATGGGGTTTTCAGAAGGGAACTCATGGATGAGCGTGGATTTTTAACTCCAAATGACATGAGAGAATTAACTTTAATAATTGCTTTAAACGATGACTACGAAGGTGGTGAAATCCACTTCCCCGAACAAAAAATTACCACGAAACTTAAAAAAGGACAAGCCATTGCGTTTCCCCCGTATTGGACACATCCACATTATACAGATGATCTATTAAATAATACAATGAGATACACAATAACTACATGGTTAATGAGATAAATATTTTTTTACAACTTGGAAATAGAAGTTGTAAAAAAATAAATAGAATGCATCTAGTGCGGTTCGAACGCACGATCTTCTCCTTACTAAAGAGACGCCTTACCACTTGGCCATAGAT